TCAAGTTTTTCCATTTCAGCAATGGCTTCATTCTTAAGTGCATCACCGTTTAGTGTTGATCCACCCTGTGGTCCTGCTATAGTGGCAAATTTGCTTCTTGCTTCTCCAAGCATATACTTACAAGTAGCGAGTGCATAATCTTTGATCCACTGTTGGGCTAGGTAATCTTTTAATAATTCTGAATCTGGTCTATAGTTGTAGCAGTAAAGTAGTAATTCTTCTTCTGCTCTAGGGCGTTGTAGTACCATAAGTTCTTTTGTAGTAGTGTTCCATTTGAATTCAATAAATGAACCAAACATTCTTCCTACCAATTCTTGGTACTGACTGAACATATCATAAGTTGCTAATCCACCCATGTTAGTACTTGCTAAAAGATATGTGTTTGTGTATGCCAGGTTGAATGGTTCAAACAATGTACCACCATCTCCTCCACCTGATCTAGAACCAATTGATCTACGGAATATTTTTCTTACTTCAACTACTTCTTGAGGTAAAATGTATGTATTCTGATCAATGATTGTAGGAAGGAATATATACGACTCTTCTACAGAATTATCTGATCTTTGTCTAAATTTTGATAGTGATTTTTTCAATGCTGTTTCGTAGTGTGCTGGATCCAGCTCTACGTCCACCATACCACCGCCTAAACTTAGGTTAATGTAATCAAATACTTCTTGTTTCTGTGTTGTCAAATCTGCCATAATCTTTCGTCTCCATATGTATTTATACGTTCGATAAATACTAATGTTATGCCAAGACTCAGTTTATACAAACCCGAAAAGGGCAAAGATTACGATTTCCTAGATAAGACCATCCAGGAGATGTTCACTATAGGTGGTACAGACGTATTTGTCCACAAGTATTTAGGACCAGTTAATCCTGATGAAGCCGATGCGACACCGGCTCAACCTAGGTATAATGCTGTTAAGGAAACTAATATACAAGATATGCTATTCCTTGAAAACAGGGATAGAAAGTATGATCCAGACATTTATGTAATACGTGGTATTTACAACGTTGCAGATATTGACTTTGATATGAGTCAATTTGGATTGTTCCTACAGAATGATGTATTGTTTATGACAATACCTATCAACTATAGTGTAAAAACACTCGGACGTAAGATTATGCCAGGTGACGTAATAGAGCTACCACACTTAAAAGACGAGTATGCTCTTAATGATTACCAAGTAGCACTAAAACGTTTTTACGTAGTTGAAGATGTAAACAGAGCGGCAGAAGGATTTACACAGACTTGGTATCCACATTTATACAGAGTCAAGATGAAACAAATTGTTGACTCACAAGAATTCAAAGAAATACTTGATTTACCAGCAGAAGAAGGAAGTACAAATACATTACGTGATGTTCTTTCTACATATGAAAAAGAAATGCAAATTAACAATGCTGTTGTTCAACAAGCAGAAGCAGACGCAGGTAAGTCAGGATACGAAACAAGTCAGCTATACACATTACAAGTTGACAAATCAGGTAAACCTGAAATGGTTACAACTGATATAAACAATTTAGATATTTCACAACAAGGTTTACTTGCAGATAGAGTTAACCAAACACCAGAAAGATCAGGTTACGATGGTTACTTGTTAGGTGATGGTATTGCACCAAATGGTGAAGCATTTGGTCATGGTGGAAGTTTTCCACTTAATCAAATCAAAGGTGATTACTTTTTAAGGACAGACTTTATGCCAAATAGATTGTTTAGGTTTGACGGACAACGTTGGACCAAAATGGAAGATAATGTAAGAGTTGATATGTCTAACACTGATACTAAGAATACACAAAAAGGTACATTTATAAACAATTCAACAACTACTAATATTGGCGGAGAAACAGTTAAAGAACGACAACCTGTCAGTAAGGCATTAAAGCCAAGGAGCGATAATTAATGAGACATAAATTTGCAGGATTGCTATTTTTAATTTTAGGTGTTATATTTTTAAATAATGACATGGGACATATGAACCACGGGCCTAGCTTACTTGGTGTAGGTGAAATGACATGGATGTGGTTTACAATGGCAGTTGTGCATTTCTTTATTAGAGATTGTGGGTGTAAAAGATAATGCAACATTTTTACGACGGACAAATTAGAAGATACATTACGCAGATTATTCGCCTAATGAGTAACTTCTCTTATGCTGATGGTAAAGGTGCGTTAGTACAGGTTCCTGTTATGTATGGTGACATTACTAGACAAGTAGGACATTTGATTAGAGATAATTCAGAAAACAAAATTCCAAGTGCTCCTCGTATAGGTGTACACGTTACTGGTATGGAGATGGATAGAACAAGAACTGCTGACTCTACATACACAGGTAAGATACATTTAAGAGAACGTGAATATGATAATACAGGTAAAGAATATTTAAACACACAAGGTAAGAATTACACAGTAGAACGTTTAATGCCTACGCCTTATACTTTGCAATTATCAGCAGATATTTGGTCAACAAACACAGAACAAAAATTACAAATCATGGAACAGATATTAATGCTGTTCAATCCAAGTTTAGAAATACAAACAACAGACAACTATGTAGACTGGACTTCTTTATCAGTTGTTAATTTAGAAAACATTAACTTTAGTTCAAGAAGTATTCCTGTAGGAACTGAATCAGACATTGATGTTGCTACACTAGGATTTAGCACACCAATTTATATTAGTCCACCTGCTAAAGTTAAAAAGCTAGGTGTTATAACAAATGTTATAATGAGTATATTTGATGAAAGCAAAGGTACTGTTGACCTAAGTAGCAGTATGCCTGAACTACAAGCATATGACGATAGTTATGATAACACCATGAAAGGTTCTGATACTAGCACAGTAAGTAAACCTGGTACAGGTAAACAAAGCAAGTCTACTGCACACTTGGCAGTTTCAACTGCGGCTGGTTATGATGCAATAGTAATTAACAATGTTGTACAGCTTGGTAAGAACGGTGTGTCAGGTGACATACAATGGAGTACAGTATTAGATGCAGAGCCAGGTATTTACAGAGCTTCATTAAGTAAAATTTATTTAGACAGAGAAGGATTTACTGCACCAGTAGTAGGAACTTTTGCTGTTAACAGCTTAGACGAAACACAAATTATAGTTAATTGGGACGAAGATACTATACCTACAAACACAGTTATAGTTGGTCCTGTTTCTACAAAAGGTACTATTGATGCAATCATAGATCCTTTAAAAACTAATCCAACAAATATCAAAGGTGACGGTGTTAGAGTATTGTTACTAGGAGATGTAGGTTCTAAAGAAAATGCAGACGGACCAGATGCTTGGAAAGGTGCAGGTGGCGATCTAATAGCTAACGAAAATGATATAATTGAGTGGAATGGTAATGACTGGCAAATAGTATTTGATGCTAGTGCAAACAGTGGTCAAGATTCAACAGTACCAGAAGTAACATATACAACCAATTTAAATACAGGTATCCAATACAAATGGAACGGAGCAGAATGGTTGCTTACGTTTGAAGGCGAGTATCGAAAAGGAACCTGGCGCCTAGTACTCTAAATAAGTAGTTATATGAGTAAGATTATTTGTAGTGGTGCCCTCTTCTATACCTTAGATACCCAAAGGTTTTTGTTTCTGCATAGATCACAAAGCAGACAAGCCAATGTTTGGGGACTAGTAGGTGGAACTAATGAATCAGAAGAGATTCCATATCAGGCATTGTTGAGAGAAATAAAAGAAGAAGTTGGAAAAACTCCTGAAATTATTAAATCAATTCCACTAGAAACTTTTGTAAGTAACGATGAAAAATTTAATTTCCATACGTATCTTTGTGTTATAAAAGAAGAATTTATTCCAACACTAAATGGTGAACATAATGGATATGCTTGGGTAAGTTTTGGTAATTGGCCAAAGCCATTACACCAAGGATTGCGTAACACATTACAAAGCAAATCAAACTTAACAAAATTACAAACTGTATTCCAATTAGTATCATTAATGGAGAAGTAAATGATAAAAGTCTACGGCGACATAATGTTAGATCGATGGATAGTCGGTGAAGCAAATAGAATGTCACCAGAAGCACCTGTACCTGTGTTATTAGAAGATCATCAAGAATGGTCAATAGGTGGTGCAGGAAATTTAGCACTCAATATAAAAAGTTTAGGATCAACCGTAACATTAATAAGTGTTACAGGACATGACAAAGAAGGTTATAAGTTACAAGAACTTTTATTAAAACAAAACTTAGAATGTCAAATGGCCGGTGACCAAGATGTTACAACAACAAAAACAAGACTAGTTGCAAAAGGTGGACAGCATATTGTACGTTGGGATAGAGAAGTTCAGTACACTGGTGATCAAGCAAACGATAGACTAGAAACATACATTAAGAAAAATGATATTATCTGCGTAAGTGATTATGCAAAGGGTACTGTAAGACGAGATACAGTAGCAAACTTATTAAGCAAAGAAGCAAAGATTTTAGTTGATCCAAAACAAGATGCAAACTTTTATCATGGAGCATATCTTGTTAAACCAAACATGGCAGAATACGAAGCATGGTTTGGTAAATGGAATCAACCAGATGCTCTTAGACAAATGCAAAGACATAGCTGGACTTGGTTAGTTGTTACAGATGGTGCTAATGGTATGCACGTACTAAACATACTAGACGAATACAAACATTTTAGTGAACCTGTAAAAGAAGTTGCAGACGTAACTGGTGCAGGAGATACTGTAATGGCAGTTATTGCCTATGGTATTGATAAGGGTATGGACATATTTGATGCCTGTAAATTGGCTTGCTATGCCGCGGCTAGGATCGTTGAAAAACGGGGTGTTGCTATAATACAACAAGACGATTTGGAACGCAATATCGTATGGACTAATGGGGTGTTTGATATACTGCATACTGGCCATTTAAA